CAGCCTCGCTGTGGTCGGTAGCCGGGTATTTGGTTTTGCGCACTTGTACGACAGTACAGCGGCAATTCCAGCCGTTGGGTGGATAGTAGCTATCCCAAAAGGAATCGCTTGGCGGCAGTGTCACTCCATTTAGGGCGGCATGTTGTGGGCGCACCTTGTCATCACCTGCAGTGCGATATTGCAGATTGTAACGGTCGCCATCCTCCATGAAGCTCTCCCATTTGGCAGCCATTTGAGCCGATGATTGGGCGAAGTTGTACTCAGCGCGGAGGTAGTTGGTGTTATAGGTTTTGTCGATGCTTTTAACGTCGTTCAAAAACTGTTCGAATGGTTTTCTATTGCCATTTGCATCAAGCAGTGAGGGGAATGCTTCGTTGAGCTCATGGAATGTTTTCATTCCGGAAAAAATGTAGTCGGAGCGCTGCAAGCGCCGGCGCATAGATTCTGACATATCTGTCTTGGTGAATGCCGAATCAAGCACTGAGGCGTGGGCGTTGATGAATGACTGTGCTTCGGTGGACGCAAGTATGTTTATGTCGAGCTGCGCACCCTTTTGTTGGTAGAGTGCGTTCATCATTTTTTCGAAGAGGGATGAAAGCTTGCGACGTATCTTATCCTCGGCATCTTCACTGCCGCCGGCAAAAGTCATAGAGACATCAGCCAACAGTCGAGCGTAACGGCTGTGTAGCCCCTCATAGTCGGAGGGGCTTAGTCGAAAAAAGGTCGAGCGTGAGTTTGGCTGCTCTTATCTTTGTCGTCGCTTTTGCCGTCATTATTGCTATCATCATCGTCAGGCAGCTGTGGCTCGAAGTTGTTGCGGCGTTCACCAACAGGCATGCCGTATTTCTCGGCGAAGTATTTCCCGTCGACTTCGTAGCGGTCGGTTATGAAAGTCTCATAAGCGAGTTGCTGTTCCGGCGTGTAGTCGACAGCATAATCCCACTCAAAACGTAGTCCTGCAATTGGAAAGCCATGTTTAGTCATGCGCGGTATCAACTGGTTGTTGATTATGTCGCGCAGCATATCTCTATCGGCTTCAACGAGATTCTCAAAGACTTGAAGATGTGTCTGTGATTGAGATAGTGACGAGCCATCCTCAATGGTCATGGTCTGACCTATGATTAGCTTTGAAATCTCGGAGTTGGCGCGGTCGATGCGACGGTCATAGACGTTGTAGGCATCACCTTTACCGGACTCCACAAATTGTAAGTCGGTTTCGCCTGTAGTAATCATGCTGAGCATACTGCCGGCATCATTCATCATACTCTCAAGACGCTTCCACTCAGACTTATCGCGGGTTGTAGTCTTGGCTACGCGCATAGGCATACCGAAAATCTCGGCGAAGGTATCCCAGAAAGATGCAGCGTTCTTCTTTGGAATGGTAAGAGGTGCAGCTTTGAGGAACAGACCGAGTGAATCAGGCGAACCTGCTTCAACGAGCCAATCATTGAAAGGCGGTTGGTGATAGTCGATACCTGTTCGCCAATCTTCACCTGTATTTGACACGCAACGGTGATACTCAGGGATGACGTGCTTTCGGGGGACGAGGCGCACACAATCGAAACAAGGACAGCCATCACCATCAGTGATGACATCACCCAGCTCGATGAGCGAGTGTCCCCAATAGTTGGCATCGAGGCAGTGACGCAGCAACTGCTTAAACCATTCTTGGTCTAAGTAGTGCTGTGCAGCAGCATTCTCCATGCCCTGAGCGTCCACGAGTTTGAAAGATCGTGAGAGGACGAATCCCTTGCGCTGCTCGATACAGCCCGATAGGTGTGCGTCCACCTCTACATCGCGATAACTATCATAGAGACGTTGGCGGTTAGGACTGTCAACATTGATAGCCATCTGCCACGCTTTGCGCCAGTCGGCGATGTCTTTCCGAGTGAGAGCATCGGTTGTGCGTTGCAATCCTGCGATGACACCTTTAACAACGGCTCTGTCGGATGCCTTAGCGAGATTTAAATCGCCGTAGGCTGTTTTTAGCACTTTCTGCTCTTTATTTCTGTTCTTGTTCTTAGCCATAGTTACCAGTCATTATGTAATCTTTTGTTAGAGGTAAAGTAAGTGCCGAACGCCGGAGAATTGTCATCTGATTCAGCCGTTGGAAGGTCTGGGATGATTTTCCCGGATTGGACACCCTCAAGCCATTTGATGGCTCTTTCGTAACGTTCTTTACGGACTTCGCTACCGAACTTCTGCGGTTGCGAAGCTATAAGGTGGTAGAGAGCGATGTCGGCAGTGTACATTACGACAAGTCGATTTCGCGCATCGCCCGCCGCCGAGAATATGGCGTTTGTGTCATAAACCGGGCGAAGGTAGCCGGATATTTCTTCAATAGCTTCAGCTTCAGCATTGGCTATGTTTTCAGCCGATGTTTGCGAAATGACTTTTAAGGCTGCATCGCCTATGACTACTCTGTAATCTTCTTCTGTGATAAACATAACGATACTCTTTATTTAGTGATGAAAAGCGCCATGCGCTCAAGATCTTCGACTTTAACGGGATAACCTTCGCTTGCCAGCTGCTCAATTCTCTGTTTTATGACTATGCATGGGCGACCATTAAAGATTGTTACATAACAGCGACTGCCGGTTTTGACAGCAATTTTTTTTGCTCTCTGAACTGCGAGAGTGTATCTCAGCGCAAAAATGAGTTGTTTGATTTTCTTAACCATATTACCAGTAATTTTTAGGTGAGCGGCGAGGAATCGCCACGGGTTGAAACTGTTCTTGTCGAGTGTTACGTTGAAGGAACCAAATTGCTCCCTCGTCGGCATCGGGTGCATCGTCATGTACGCGTGATCCACGCTCGAGAGCCAACGTTTGTTCAATGCCAATTTGCATGTCGGGCGAATCTTTCAGCGCCTCATTGTAATAGACAAAGCCACGTTCCCATAGCGGAGAAATGGCTTCAATGCGTTGAATCTTTTCGGGCTTCTTGCGACGGTCGCCTGTTATTGGCAACTGATAGCCGCGAATGTCACCCTCGGCTGCAAACTCATCGAGGATGATGTCTTGCATGAAATTCGACTCCATGAAGAATGACACTGCAACATCTTTAGGAAGTGATTCGTAGAGATTGTACAGCCAGCGCACCATTCCCGAGACGGTATCTTGGCGGACGTAGCAATCAATCAGATGCAGCTCGCGCCCGGCCTTACCCCACAGACGACAAGCCTTATAGTCATTGGCTGTGGTAGACTTGAATGACGGATCGGTATAGCATACCAGCATATCGTATTTGTTTAGAGGCAATACCTTCTTATACCTTATCCATTCGTGGCGGAATATAGTACCGTCGTTAATAGGATTGTGCATCATCTCCTTCTGCCAAGCGCGATAGCCTACAAACTCTGCATATTGTGCTGCCTCCTCTTTTGTCCATTTCTCTTTCCACACGGGATTGCCGTTGCCGTCAACCGCTTTTATCTCGGACACATAAACCGATGGTATAGCGGCGATATTCGCCAATACGGAAGTCTTAGAGATAAGATTGCCAACCATTATAAAGCGACCACGGCCGACATCAAGTGCACCAAAAAGCGCTTCCTTAACCCAGTCTGTTAGTTCCTTGACGCGCTTCTCATTGCGACAAAGCTCATCATCGTCCAAGTCATCAATGACAATGTAGTCCGGACGAGCTTCACGATCACGTAAACCACGCGGGGATTGGCCACGACCGCAAGCGAGGAAAGTGACTCCGGCTTTGGTTTTGAAAGAGCCTTCAGTCCAGAAGCCGAGGTTTTTCTGTTCGCCGAAGTCAGCTATAAGGCGTTGGTTATATTCAAGTTCTGCTTGTATGTCACCGAGTAAACGGTTGGCACTGTCCTCAGACTTGCCGACTATAACCATGAAGTTTATAAGCCTCTTTGATTGAAACATCAACCAAAGGGGAATGAAGATATCGAAGTGTGTAGATTTGGCGTGACCGCGCGGCCACTTGAATACAGCCTTGAGGTTAGGGGTGGACTTGACTTTTTCGGCAGCCTTATTATGGAATGGTGCGTTGTGAATAATGCGCACCACCTCGCCTGTAGCCTTGTCGCGAAGCGTTAAGAAGTGCGGAAAGTAATACTCACAGAAAGCGCTGTAATTATTTAAAAGTCGTTTGATGCGCTTGTCACGCTCTGCGGCTGTTTCTCTGGCGGCATATAGCGAGACATCTGTAGCAGATTGTATTTCTCTACAGTGTTCACGCCACAGTTCCAAAGCCGCGCGCGTCTCGGACGACAAAGCTACACCTGACATATTATGAATTTAAAGAGTTTTTGCCCATCGATTCGATGAGGAATTTATCTTGATATTTATTGATTGCCTTGATTAGTTCCGGAGTTACTTCCGGGTCCGTGGCTGCTCGATACTTCAACCAAGTGTTGAATGCCATAAATACTTCTACTGCGTCAACTACATTAGCTTGCTTGTCGAGCTTCTGAATGACACTCGCTAACTTTGAAAGTTTGTCACCAAGGCCTGAAAGTTGGGCGACATCTGCATCCGGGACATTCACTTGCTCTATGAGTTTGTCAATTGCAAGTAGAAGTTTGTTGACCAGCTCCGGACGTGTAATATTTTTGGCGGCACGGGCTTCTTTCCACCCTTCAGAGTTTGTCCATTTAGACACGGTTACTCGCGAAATGCCAACCTTCTCGGCAATTTCGTCTTGCGGTGTGCCCGCCATGAAAAGAGCGCGTGCAAGCTCTTTTTTCCTTTCGGTTTCTGCTTTTGTTGCTTTTATCATATAAAAATAAGATTGCGCATTTGCGGTTAATAATATGCAAAGATGAAGCTACAAATCGCCGTCAGCCAAAAAAGTGTGCAATGGTTGCATAGATGTGTGCAATGGTTGCACACTTTTTTGGAGATGCACATATTGCTGATGTAACTTTCGGCAAAAATTAAAAACGTATGGGTAAACGAGTGAGAATAACAAGCGATGGCTTGAATAGCTATGGCGGGCGCGTCTTGACCGCCGGTATGGATATCTCTCAGTATGAACGCAACCCCGTGCTACTGTATATGCACTCACGCGGACAGGTTATAGGCATACTGAAAGATTTGCGCCGAGAGGATGACGGCATCACTGCTGAATTGGATTTTGATCAAGCCACAGATCTCTCTAAACAATGCAAAAAGCAATGGGAGTTCGGTAGCCTCAAAATGGTAAGCGTCGGCATTGACATATTGGAGATGAGTGAAGATGCAGACCAAGTTATTCAAGGGCAAACGTCGCCAACAATTACAAAGAGCAAGCTTTATGAAGTGTCGCTGGTCGATATTGGCTCTAACGACGATGCCATAGTGCTTCGCAAGGATGGTAAATTAGTAACTCTCGGCAAGGGTGACAATCCTCTGCCTAAGCTAAATATTAAATCACAAAACAAAAAAGAAATGGACATTAAAATTTTAGCCCTCCAATTGGGCTTGACAGAAACGGCAGATGAAGCAGCCATTAATGAGAGAATTAAAGTGCTGCTCAAAGCTGAGCAAAGCAATGTTGAATTGCTTAAATCTAAAGCGGAAATGGAATTGTCGGCTATTAATACCGCTGTAGATGGAGCAATTGCAGAGAGAAAAATAGGCCTCGACAAAAAGGAACACTTTGTGTCGCTTGGTAAGCAGATTGGCGTAGATTCTCTTAAGAAGACCTTTGAGGCGATGGCTGCGCAGGTTAAACTCTCTCAATTTTTAGACCCTACGCCATCGGACGGACAAAAAACTTACAAAAAGTTGAGTGAAGTTCCCTCAAATGAGCTTGAGAAGATGCGAACCAACGACATTGGAGAGTATAAGCGTCTTTTTAAAGCCGAATATGGCTATGAATGTGAATTATAAACAATAAAATTATAATGAGGATGAAAAAGATTACAAAAATCTGCTTAGCGCTTATGATTAATTTTGTCATTGGTGCTACAATAGGGTTTGCCATTGGCGCAAATCCGTGGGTGTGTGCAATTGCGATGATTCTCGGTGCAATTGTGATGAGCTTGCTTCCGCGAGAGCAAGGGAAGCTACAAGCAACTGTCTTTACGGAGATATGGCTTGGCGAATTGGTTAAAGCCCTCCGTGGTTTGCTTGACGGGTCTTGGCTTGACGGCATTCCTGATCAGTCATCAATTGTCAACAACGACATAATTCACCTTGTTGATGTAGGCGTTGACCCGAACGTATTGGTGAACAATACGACTTATCCAATTCCGGTGACAGCACTTGATGACGCTGATATCAAGGTTTCTTTGAATAAATTTCAAACGGAGGCGACACCTATCACTGATGATGAGCTTTATGCTTGCTCTTACGACAAGCTTTCGCGCGTGAAAGAATCGCACACTAACGCGATTAATGATGCTAAGTTTGCGAAAGCCGCTCATGCACTTTGTGCAAAGTCAAACACCTCGAAAACGCCGGTATTGGCTACATCAGGTGAGGTTGACGAAGAAACCGGCCGAATCAAATTGACAGTTAATGACATTATTGCAATGAAGCGCGCAATGGATAAACTTGGTGTGCCGGTTGAGAATCGCCGTCTGGTCCTTTGTTCTGAACACGCAAACGATTTGTTACTTACCGATCAGAAATTCCGCGAGCAATACAACATTGACCGTAATACAGGAAGAATCGGCATGTTATACGGATTTGAGATATATGAATACGGCGCAACACCGCTTTATACAAAAACCGGTGAAAAGAAAGATCTTAACAGTAAAGCTGAAGCCGGCGAATTTCAGTGCTCATTCGCTTTCTACACTCCTCGTGTGTTTAAGGCAACAGGTACAACCAAAATGTATTACAGTGAGGCAGCTACCGACCCCGAATATCAGCGTAACAAGATTAACTTCCGTCATTACTTTATAGCTATGCCTAAGAAAGAGGATGCCGGAGTTGTAATGCGTAGCGGATATAAGGCGCAAGCCTAAAAAAACGATAAGCTATGGCTGCATTGAAATATTTAGTGCTACACTGCACTGCAACCCCCGAAGGGCGTGAGGTTAGCTCCGCAGATATACGAAGGTGGCACACCTCTCCTGTATCGCAAGGCGGGCGTGGGTGGAAGCAGGTGGGTTATACCGACTTGATTCATCTTGATGGCACAGTGGAGCGATTGGTTGACAACAATGAAGATGCCAATGTCGACACATGGGAGATTACCAACGGCGCAAAAGGCTATAACTCGGTAAGTCGTCATGTGGTATATGCCGGAGGATTAGCCAAGGATGGCAAAACGGCAAAAGACACACGAACGGCGGCACAGCTAACTGCTATGGCTGATTATGTTAAGAACTTTCACGCACAACACCCTAATGTGCGGATAGTAGGACATAATGAGTTGGCGGCTAAAGATTGTCCGAGCTTCAATGTTCAGACGTGGCTTAAAGAGATAGGTATAATCCAATAAACCAACATTCAGAGTGGCATGAACTGGAGTGAAATTATTAATCTGATACTCGGAGGTGGGCTGTTTACTTGTTTAGCCGGGGTATTGTCGCTCAAATCGACAGTACTCAAGGCTAATGCGGAAGCGGAAAAGGCAAAGGCTGAAGCCGAGACCGTCAGGATTGACAATGCAGAACATGCCACCCGTGTATTGGTCGAAAACATCGTTAAACCGCTTAAAGAAGAGCTAAATGCAACGAGAGAAGATTTGGCAGCGACAAAGCGCGAGATGGTGTCAACAAAGCGTGAGATGGCGCGCTTCCGCAAAGCTCTCGACACAGCTAACGGCTGCCCTCATCGTGACGGTTGTCCTGTTCTGCGCAAGCTGCGCGACAACCAAAAAGACCGCGAGCGTCGAGGAGGTGGAAACATCGCAGACAGTAGCGGTGGACAGCCTACAAACGCAGTTGAGAGTGATAACGAGGCAATCAATCCCGTCGAGCGAGACAAGCATACGAGTGCCCGTGGACAGCCTACTTCAACTCCCTGAATCGGCAAGCTACAGCTCCAAACACGGCCAAGCCGGCGCGAAGCTAAGCCGAGAAGGAGGAACAATTGTGGTGACAGCGACTTGCGATAGCTTGGAGGCGCAGGTTGACTACTATTGGTCTCTATATCTTGCGACACGTGAGGAACGAGATCAATATAAAGAGATGACTGAGAAACGAACGACATCCGAAGGCGTTAGTAACGGTCTTAAAAGGAGCATATTAATATTAACTTTCATCGTTGGCGTATCTGCCGGCGTAATAATAACAAACAAAGTAAAACGAAATGGAACAAAATTATAGTGTATTAGACGGAACCGATTTAATCTTAAGTATCGGTGATGCAGCATTGGGGTACTCGACCGGCTGTAAGGTAAGCACATCGGTAGAAACCGGTGAGCGCACGACCAAAGAGTCAAGCAGCGGCAAGTGGAAAGAGAAGTATGTCAAGAGCTTCTCAGAAGAGATTTCGGCAGACGGTGTTGTACTGAATAACGGCGACACAGATGTACCGACCTACGACCAGCTCAAGGACCTCATGTTGAAGGGAGAGCCGATAGAGGCCAGCTATTCACTCCGTGACGGTGACAAGCGCACTGGAAAGACAACAGGAGGTTATAAAGGTAAGTATCTTATCACGAGTCTTGAACTTGACGCACAAGCCGGTGATGACAGTAAATATAGTGTCAAGCTGGAGAATTGCGGCGCAGTGACTAAGATTGGCAATGGTTTAACTGAAAGTGCTGAATAATAATGGTTGAAAAGGGAACTCAAAGCAGAGCTCTTAAGATGGTAATTGGAGGCAAGGAGTATCCGTGTCGCGTAACCATGGGAGCAATGATACACTATAAGCGAGACACAGGAGTAGATGTAAGCAAGCTTGACACTACTGATATTGAGAGTATGGTACGCTTTATCTGGCACTGCGTGAGGTCGGCATGTAAGGCGGATGGCATAGAGTTTGATTTAGACTTTGATGAATTCGCAGACAGACTTGACCCGGAAACTTTGAATCGCTTTTACGGAGAGATGGCAGTAGAAGCCGATGAACAAAAAAAAACGGCGAGCCAATTAGCATAGAGGATTTGTTAGGAATAGGTATGGGGTGTATGGGAATGAGCATGATAGACTTTGAACGATGCACCCCCACCGAGTTCTATGCAGTTTATGAAAATTGGAGTCGTAGGCAAGAGCAGTCAGAACACGCTAAATGGGATAGAATCAGAATGGTTTGCATGTCAATTTTGCAGCCGTACTCAAAGAAAAATCTGACACCTCGGGATGTATTGGTGTTCCCATGGGAAGAAGATGATGATGTGAATAAGGCAACAACCCGTCAGGAGACAGCCGCAGAAATACAAACACGTTACATTGCGGCAAAGCGAAGAATGGGGCTAAAGTGAATCTGACTATTTAGGCCAACGACTAAGACCTATTATAAGATATAATAAAACAAGACATCCCTCTATAACAACGAGGATGGCTTTAACTGAGATCGACGGTATTATCATATATAGTATAAAGACCGTAACAATCAAAAAACCGAATATACGATTTAAGTTAAACATAGTCGGAATATTCTAAAATGAAGATGACGCAAAGATAACAAAAATATGGCAAAAGCTGTAGAATTTGAAATTAAAATCAAGGGTAACGGAGGCGAGGCTATCAAGTCAATCACCATAGAGGCGAGTAATGCTGATGAGGCGATTGGAAAGATAGTTGAAAGTGCCAGTCGTGCAGGCGATAGTCTACGTGCTATGGCGGAAAACGCTTTAGTATTCGACACTGCTATACGTGCTGTACAGAAGTTGAAAGACGTGGTCTCCGAATTAGCAACACCCTTTAACAGCTTTGAAACGTCAATGCGGGCAGCCAACACAATGGCAGGTAAGAGTGGCAAAGAGTATGAAGAGTTAACCGATCAAATCGTTGCACTTAGTAAAAGCATACCGATGGCTCGTGAGGAGCTGGCCAATGGGCTGTATCAGGTTATATCTAATGGAGTACCGGAAGACAATTGGTTAGAGTTCCTTGAGCAGTCATCGAAGGCAGCGGTGGGTGGTATCGCAGACTTAGGTCAGACCGTCACTGTGACATCTACTCTAATTAAAAATTATGGTCTGGAGTGGAACTCTGCTGCAGAGATTCAGGATAAAATCCAAATGACCGCTAAAAATGGTGTAACAAGTTTTGAACAACTTGGTCAAGCCTTACCGCGCGTGAGTGGTAGTGCATCTCAGCTTGGAGTATCTATGAATGAATTAATGGCTGTCTTCGCCACAACAACAGGCGTTACAGGTAATACAGCTGAGGTATCTACACAACTTGCCGCAGTGCTTAATTCACTTATAAAGCCATCGTCCGAGGCGCAAGCAGCAGCTGCCGCCATGGGAATAAGTTTTGATGCTGCAAGTGTACGAGCTTGTGGTGGATTCGAGAATTTTCTTAAGGAACTTGATTCAAGTGTACAATCATATGCTGCAGAAAGTGGACAATTGAGCGAAACTATATATGGACAATTGTTTGGCAGTGCTGAAGCTCTACGTCTATTAGGTTCATTGACAGGTGAGCAAAAAGATAAATTCAGTGAAAATATTGCGGCAATGACGGAGAGTGCCGGTTCTATCGCCGGTGCCTATGATAATATGTCATCCACAGGAGAATCGTTTAGCGTCATTTTGCAGAACCAAATCCAATCATTTATGGATTGGGCCGGGTCTATAGCAAGTTCTGCAGCTCCTATGATTAATGTTATAGAACAATTAGGGACATTAGCCCTGAGCGTGACTCAACTTAGTGGGCTAATGTCAAAACTTGTTGGTGTCGTGAAGTCATGGAACTTAGCTACTCTTGCCGCTTCTGCAGCACAAAAAATCGTGATGATTGCAACTAAAGCGTGGAGCGTTGCTCAGGTTGTGTTGAATGCAGTATTAACTGCCAACCCTATTGGAATAATTGTAATGGCTATAGCAGCACTTGTAGCTATAATCATTACAGCATATAAAAATTGTGATGGCTTTAGGCGTATATGTGATGCTGTTTGGGCTGTTGTTAAAACTTTGGCAACAGCTGTCTGGAACCATCTTGTAGCCGCCTTCGAAAAGGTTTCGGCCGTAGTTAAAAAGGCATGGGAATGGGTTAAAAAGTTTTTTGGAATATCAGATGAAAACAGTGCAAAGCAAGCAGCTGCTGATCTTGATAAACAAAACGAAGCAATAAAGAATACTACAGATGCCACCAAAAAGGCAACTGAAGCAAATAAACAAGCTACTGCTAACGGGCTAAAAGCAAAGGAGGCTATTGATTGGCAGAAAATGAGTTATACTCAACTTGGCGAAGCTATTGACCGACAAAAAGCGAAAGTAGCCGGTCTTGCAGGAACTAATGCTAAAAACGCTAAAACTGAAGCTGATAAACTTGCAAAAATGGAAGCTCGTTATAAAAAGTTGGGAACTCAATATAATTTATCGGACAGTAGCAATAAGAATGAATATGATGGCAAACATCTTATAGCTAAAGCTAAATCGTATAAAGAGCTTGGCAACAATATAACGTATTATCAAAATAAATTAGAGAAAACAAATCCGGCAGAAAAGGATGAGATTAAACGTTTATCTCAGTTGATTATTGTCCTGACAAAGAGTCAGGATGCAATTAAACGACTGCAAGCATCTTTCAGTCAACCGGCATCACTTGATACACTATCAGATATCGAGGCTGCTATATCATATCAAAAATCTCTTCTTGAAAATGCATCCAAAGATCAAATGGCATCTATTAATAAGGAAATAACTAACCTTGAGGCGCTGAAGGTAGCGATGGAAGATGCAGGACATGTTGAGATGTCGATAGATAGTATAAAGACATACGAAGATCTGGAAAAAGAGTTGAGTTACTACGAGACTAAGCAAAAGCGAGTAACGGGAGTAGAACGACAAGAAGTAACAGCGCGTATAAACGAGTTAAAGCGTCTAAAACAAAGCTGGGATGAAGAGTTGGCGGCATTAGATATGCCTGAAGATATCACAAAATTGACAACGATAAATGCATTGGAGCAAGCCATTTCATATTATCAGGCTCGAATGAAAAATGCGACAGAGGCGGATGTGGCTGGTATACAGCGTACAATCTCGGCACTGGAGGCGAAATCTGCGGCTATCAAGCGAGTCGCGAATCTGACAGATATGACAATTGAGGTCAGCGACATGAAGGAGTTGACCGGCAAGAAGTTGAAAATGCAGCTTGAGTTAATCGGTGTTGATGGGATTAAAAAGAAGATAGCAGAGCTACAAGCTATGCTTGATGACAAGAAAAATCCGTTGAATGATGCAGAACGAACTGAAGTAAAGCGACTGATAGGTGTTTGGAAAGACTACGGCAAGCAGGTAAAGATGAGTGGTCAGAAGCTGAACGATGCTTGGGGTTCGATAAAGGGCGTAGGCAGCGGCATCGAGGGCATTACGGATGCTGTTAAGGGTGACGGCAATGCATGGCAAAAGACGACATCAGTTGTAGATAATGCTATTGGTGTATATCAGTCATTTGAGAAGATAGCACAGATGGTAAAAGTGGTCGTAGATGCGTTGGGATTGTCTAAGAAAGCCGAGAAAGTTGCGACAGTATCAGCAACTACAGCGACAGCGACAGGTGCAGCTGTAAAAGCAAGTTCAGCCGCAACCGAGGCATCAGCTGCATCAACGGTTACAAATGCCGAGATAGCAGAGGCGAGCGCGAAGACTTTTGCAGCGCATGCGAGCATACCATGGGTAGGTATAGCGATAGCCGGAGGCTTAATAGCGACGATGACGGGATTAATGTTTGCGTTGCCTAAATTTGCTAACGGCGGCATAGCCTATGGCCCAACGTTAGGCATCTTTGGCGAATATGCCGGTGCTGCGAATAATCCTGAAGTAGTAGCGCCATTGAATAAACTTAAAGACTTGATAGAGCCACAAGGCACCGATCTGAGTGGTGTAGTTAAGTTTAGGATAGACGGCAGGACTCTATATGGTATCTTGGAAAAAGAAAATAGAATAAGAAACAGAACAAAATGAGCATGACAACGATATATGAAGGACAATTTGCGAGTGTGGACGGTGTAATCTATCTTGTAGAGATAGAATGCGCCGGCAGTACATCAGCTTCATTGACAATCGGAGATTTAGTGTTTGCAGCAGATAAGCCGGTGAGCATTGAATGGTCGTCTACGGATAAGATAGAGCCCATACAGTCATCTGCGATGACATTGACCCTAATAAGTGAGAGCGATCGCAAATATATAGACCTATACACAATAGAGCCCGGGACA